CCATCAATGAACGGGACAGGCGATACTACGCCGACAACAAGGAAGCCATCGCTGAACGAATGAGTCGATACCAACGCACTCGGCGACAAGAGGACCCCGCCTATCGCCTACGCCAGAATGTCTCCCGCTGTGTCTTGATGGCCCTCAAGAGGCGCAACTCAACCAAAGAAGGTAACTCCGTCTGGTCTAAACTACCTTATAGCCCAGACCAACTCTGTGAGCACATAGAGTCGCAGTTCGAACCTTGGATGACTTGGGGCAACCGCGCCGAGTGGCACATTGACCACATCTACCCTCACAGCAAGTTGCCTTACGACACGATGGACCACCCCAACTTCCAGAAAGCGTGGGCTCTTGAAAACCTACGACCTCTCTGTGCCGAAGAGAACAGGCGGAAGGGTGACAAGGTGGAGCTTGAGCTTCTCATAGAGTATGGCTTAGAGCACTATCACGACGCCGAGACAGCCTAATCCAAAATCCGGCACCAAAAGAAAACTTGACAAAACCAGAAGATAAGGCATAATGAAGAAGAAACAAACCCTCATCGACACAATGATCTACCACCTAGAGAGGTACAGAAATGAGCGACAAGAAGCACCTAAAAGCGCTAAAACGCAAGGACAAGAAGAAACAGGGACAGGCGAAGAAGGAGCAAATCAACAAGACGAACAAAGAAGCAGAGAGGAAGATCGCATCGTTCAGCAAAATGCCGAGCAACTGCACGACCTGCCAAGCCCCATTCGATAACGAGAGTCGCCAAGCCCACATGGAGTGGAAAGTAGCAGTCCGAGGCGATAAAGTACGCCTGTTCTGCCCCGAGTGCCAAAAGAAGGCCCTAGAAGCGGCAGCAACAATAGAAGAAGGAGTTCAAGATGAGAATTGAGACAGCATTGACCTATGACGATGTGTTGCTGAAGCCCCAACTCAGCGACATCAGTTCCCGAAGAGAGGTAGACCTATCGGTCAATCTTGGGAACGGAGTCAAGTTGGGTATCCCGCTGATCGCCTCACCGATGGACACGATCAGCGGAGTAGAGATGGCGGTCGCTATGGACGCCTTGGGCGGTTTAGCGATCATCCACCGATACAACACCATCAACGAACAGGCGGACCTTGTTGCCAGCGCGAAGGAGCGAGGAGCGACCAACGTCGGCGGAGCCGTCGGGGTAAACGAGGACTACTATGAGCGAGCCGAAGCTCTTGTCGGTGCGGGTGCCAATGTCCTTTGTGTCGATGTAGCCCACGGGTTCCACACGAAGGTCGCCCAGGTTGTCTATCGTCTAACGGATGCGTTCCCATACATCCATATCATGTCGGGCAATGTAGCGACGAAGGGGGCTTACGAGTTTTTGTCCTCGTCGGATTCCGTGCGTGTCGGCGTGGGCTCTGGTTCTTGCTGTACCACTCGCATCAACACGGGGCACGGCTTACCTGCCTTGGCCTCTGTGAGCGAGAGTGCCCTTGCGGAAGACGACACTACTGCCATCATCGCCGACGGAGGCATCCGCAACTCTGGCGACATCGTGAAAGCTCTTGCCGCAGGAGCCCGGGCAGTAATGCTTGGCTCTATCCTCTCGGGCACCGACGAGACCCCGGGCAACCTCATCAGCCTCCCTGATGGTTCCTTTGCCAAAGAGTTCCGTGGCATGGCGAGTCGCAAAGCCCAGATGGACTGGCGCAGTCGCTCATCCTCACCCGAGGGTGTAGCCACCCATGTCCCCTATAAGGGATCCGTAGAACATGTCCTAGCCGACATCCTCGGCGGCGTCCGCTCAGGACTATCCTATTCTGGAGCCCGTTCAGTATTTGAACTCCAATCCCGAGCGATCTTCGTCCGCCAAACCCCATCAGGTTCCACCGAGTCCCGCCCCCACATCAGGTCCCACTCGGTCTAACTCCGGCAACAAAAGAAAAGAATAACAAATGAGTAAATGTTTTGACATCCACGAGAAGTGGCAAGTATCCTGCGACAAAAAGGACTGCCGCAACTGGATGAGCTACGAAGACGACCTAAACTGCGCTATTGTTTGCGCCAGAAAGTATGACAACGGACTATCTCTAAGAGAAGTTGCGGCGCGTATGGGAGTGTCCCACGTCCGCATCGCTCAATTAGAGGCGGCTGGTGTGAGAAAGATGATCGAACGAGGCGGATTTAAAGAAGAGTAGGCGGTTTGCAAAGTAGCATACTATTTACAAGGAGCGCACAACAGAAAGATGTGTTCTCAATAAACCTGAAACTTCCCAACTGGAGAAAACCAAATGTCCAAGAAGAGCCTAATGAACGAAGCCACCATCCGTCGCTGGGGCAAGCTAGCACAGCTTACTCCTCTCACCGAAAACTGGCTAGAGAACCTCACCGAAGAGGGTGAGGAAGAGATGGAGGAGCTACCCATGGGCGAAGAGCCTGCTATGGAAGAGCTTCCCGCCGAAGAGCCTGCTATGGAAGAGCTTCCCGTCGAAGAGCCCGAGTCTGCCGAAGAGGCAAGCGTAGAGGACATCGTCGGCGCAGTCGTTCAGGCTATCTCTGACGTCACCGACGTTGAGATCTCTATGGACGCTGGCGAAGAGATGCCCGCCGAGGAGCCCGCCATGGAGATGGGTGCCGAGGAAGAGGAGCTTCCCGCCGAGGAGCCTGCTATGGAGATGGGTGCTGAGGAAGAGGAGCTTCCCGCTAATCGCACCGAAGACGAAATCGACGCTGACGACCTCACCGAAGCTGTCCTTCGTCGTGTAGTCAAGCGCCTCCTAGCCAAAAAGTAGACCAGCAGTAGCCCTCTGGGCACAGCTTCCTACGACAGAACAAAGACACCCCCTCACTCTACGGAATATAGAAAGCCGAGTAGTGAGGGGGTGTCTTTGTCTGTGCGTGAGAAGCCCTCGCTATCACTCAATCCTTGTCCGCCTTTTTCTTTCGGCAACAAAAGAAAGACCTTTACAGGGCGACCAAAATAGGGTAGAATAAGGAAGATGGAAAAGCCAAAGCTAGTAATGAAGCAAGCTGTCAAGATGCTCACCTCGCAAGGATACGCAGCCGACGAGGGAAACCTAATAAACGCCGAGAACTTCTTCTTTGGCTATCGAATCCTAGAGTGGGCTGTTGAGCAGAACAACCCAGAAGCAATAATGCGCTATATGATGCTTTTAGAGTATTACAACAAAGGAAAGGTAGAAATACATTTTGACGAAGAAAACAACCTGCGCTTTCGTGAAACGGAGCTTTTCGGAATCCCCGAAGAAGACAAGCAAGAAGAAGTCGGCAACGAAAAAGAAGAAGAATAAAGAGGAGGTAGTCGAGATAATCGCAACCGACCCCTACATCGATCTTGAGACGATGACCGAAGAAGAGATTGACGAGATCCCCATGTCATACCAGCAAGTAGACACGGAGCCCGCCAAGTCTCGTTCTATCAACTTCCACGCCGAGTTAAACGAGGAGACAGCGGGACAGATCGTCACCGGTATGCTAAACCTCCACAACAACTCCTTGTTCCATCTTATCGATCAAGACCCAGAGGGAACACCAGAGAAGGTCTATTACGGCAACAAGCCAATGAAGTTTTACATCTCCACGTTTGGAGGCTCAGCCGTAGAGATGTTCGGCATCCACGACCTAATGATCAATATCCGCGAGGAAACGCCCATCCACACTTACGGCATCGGCAAGGTAATGTCTGCTGGCGTCCTATTACTCGCCTCGGGCACACAAGGTCATCGTTATATTGGTCGCCACACTCGCCTAATGATCCACTCGCTCCAAGCGGGCTATCAGGGGCCGATGCATGAACTGGAGACCGAGTACGAAGAGACCCATTGGCTCCAAAAGCAGTACTTCCGAGTCCTCTCGGAGCACACAAATATGAGCCAGAAGTTCATCAAGAAGCTGATGGATCGCCACACGAACGTCTACATCAGCGCCGAAGAGGCAATTGAGTATGGCATCGCCGATGAGATGATGTAGTCCTTTTGTTCCTGTCAGACCTATTTATTGAGACAACCCGGAGAACACCAAAATGAAACTAGACATCACCAAAAGACGGCTACAGCAACTAATCACCGAAGAGCATGCCAAACTCCGCTCAGAGGGGTTGCTCAACGAGAGCGCCCTCCGCTCCTATGAACTTGGCGACCAAGTCAAGAGTATCTCCACGGGCGAGCAGGGCGAAGTAGTCACCCTTCAAGCCCACGGCGCTATAATCAAGCTTGAGGACGGCACAAATGTCAAGATGGAAGAGACAGATATTGAACTAGCCTCTCCTGAAGAGACAGAATTAGAGGGCATCTAATGACCATCATCGCCACCCTGTCCACTGACCCCCACATCGCAGATGAATTCGGGCAAAAAGTAAAAGAACTCCAGGGAAGATTATCAAACCAGTCGATGAACTACAGAGATTGGGACACTCTCACAGACAAGCAGCAAGCCCTATTCTCCACCGACCTATTCTTGGATGGAGAATCAGCCAGAAGCGTAGAGGACTATGTGAGAGTAGCCCATGGCGCATGCGACTGCCCAGACACTCAGGACGACCTTGAGTTCCACTCGCCCAAATTATTAGACAAGCTTCGTAAAGCACAGCAAGCCCCACCCAATATTCAGGTGGAGAACTTGTCGATCTTAGATGAGATGATTGAGCAAGCGATGCTGACGGAATCAAGTAAGGGTATAGCCCATGATGACAAGATGGGCGTAAGAATCCAGAATAGCGCCGGTGAAGAACTTACACTCAAGAGACACTACAGACTGGAAGTTGAGCTAGAAGTTGACGAGGATGGAAACGAGAAAAGTAACCTCCTTGATCAGATTGGCGGCGAAAGCGTAGAGGTTCTATATAGCAATAATCCCACAGGACGCCCTCCGTACAGGGCGCTAGTCATCGTCGCCGAGGGCGATGGGGGTGAGTATGCGTTCGTTCGCTATACAACCTCCAGGATGTGGACTCAGACTGCGTTCGGAAGAGACACCGGATGGGGAGTGCGAGGCACAACCGCAGAGACAGAGGCTCTCGCCCTTAAACCATCAGACCTTTTACCTGGCGACCAAGCGATTCCGAAGAGAGACCTCGCATCAATTGTTGGAGCAAGATTAGAGACAGCCTCATTGTCCCCTATAACTAAGGCATCGATCGTTTCGCACCTGCAAAGTATTATATCGGGATCCTCGCCTACACCTATTGTCTTCGCAGACGAGGAGTCTCGCAAAGTGTCCTTACCTGCTGTGATCAAGTATTATGGCGAGATTGTTGCCCCGCTCTTGTTGTCTGTTGAACATGACGCTTTATCACCAACAAGTACAATAGTAGACTCAACAAAGCACCTATTGAACCCCAATAAGATCGATAACTACAAACAAGCAGTCTCACTTGAGTGGCCCTCCTCGGTGACTCATGCAATGGTGGACAGTTATCTGCACTTCGCCGGAGGTTATAAGGTCGGCGTGAGTTCAAAAGGAGCGAAGGGTGGCGGAGCGAACCCTAGTATACGTTCACTACTCGAAGTGATTGAGGTTGCTGGTCGTACACCCGAGCAAATTAAAGAGATGTGGGGGGGGTCTGAGATTCTCGAACACCTCTATTTGGCGTTGCGCAGTCTGGGGAGGCTCTCATCTAAAGCGGGTCCAGCCGCAGCATTGTACGCCTTTGGGCTGATCGGCGGAGAAGAGTATAAGATGCTTGAGTCGATATACACATCGAAAGACACAGATTTATCAGGCAAGGTCTCTAGAGACTACTTCGAGAAGAAAACTAGCAAGTATTTCCCCGTCGATGAGAGGAGTAAGAGGTCATCTCGCTATAGTCCTTATTACCACCTGCTCGGAGCCCTCGCTCGCCAGGTGGAGTCTCAAGTCAACAACCTCAAGACTGAGAGCGGTGAGCCGGCATTCACAGAACTCGCAAAGATTGCCTATTCCCAAGGAGCAATAGTTCAGATTTACGCAGACTTCGCCAAGGGCAAAACAAACCAAGACGGCTCGGCACTAGTCGAGATGCTTCCGTTTAAGCTCATCTATCCAGCCCGCTTTGAGGGTTCGATCCGACTTGACGCAGGCAAGAACTACATGACCACCTATGTGAATGGGCGTCTAACAGTCAACATCCGGCACTAAAAAACCAAAAACAGAAAGGAGGGCAAGTGGAAGAAACCACCCCTCAACTCATCAAGACAACCAACAGCAATCAACACGACATCATTAGAGACATTCAGCGCCTCTATGTCCCAGAGGGGTTTGAATTAGATCCAACATATAGTAAGGGTAAGTTCTATGAAAAGCCCGGAGTCATCACTCCAACGCACAAATACGACCTCTACCCTCAGCGACCAGATGTATTGAAAGCAACCGCCGAGGATCTACCCTTTGACGATGCTTCAATCAACAGCATAATGTTCGACCCTCCATTTATGGCGGGCTACACAAAAGCCAAACCAACAGGGGTGATGGGTGAGCGCTTCCATGGCTTTCGCTATGTGACCGAGATGTGGGAGTGGTACGACGCCTGTCTCGCTGAGTTCTCACGCATCCTCAAACCAGGAGGAATCCTCACCTTCAAGTGTCAGGACACAGTCTCAGGTGGCAAGAACTGGTTCTCACACTCCTATGTGATGAACTGCGCCATCGAGAAGGGATTTTACCCACGAGACATGTTTGTGTTGGTGGCGAAGAACAGAATGATCGGGCATAATCACGCCAACCAAAAGCACGCTCGCAAGTTCCATTCATACTTTTGGGTCTTTGAGAAAGAGAAAGAGGGACGCCAAAAGATCAACTACAACCTCCGACACGAAAGCGACAAAACTTGAAATCACCTCTTCGCTACCCTGGCGGCAAGACCCGAGCCCTAAAACACATCATCCCCCACTTCCCGGACGACATCCCAGAGATGGTAAGTCCGTTTTTGGGGGGAGGGTCCATCGAACTCCACTATGCCGCCCAGGGCACGAAGGTCCATGCCTACGATGTGTTCGAGCCTCTCATCAACTTTTGGCAGCAAGCACTCTTGGATGCTCCTGCGATGGCTCACATCCTTGAGGGGGCGATGCACCCAATCAGCAAGGCGCAGTTCAAGCGATTTCAGGAGAGGGTCGCCGACCTCACTCTTGACCCTCACCTACGAGCCTGCGCCTTTTACGCAATCAACCGCTCCTCGTTCAGCGGCGCAACTTTGAGCGGCGGAATGTCCAATAACCACCCACGCTACACGCAGTCCGCAATAGACCGCCTAGCCTCCTTCTCCGCCCCCAACCTCACCGCTAAGTGCCTTTCATTCGAAGACAGCCTCGCCCTCCACGACGACGACACCTTCATCTACGCCGACCCACCCTACCTCTTGGAGAGCAACACCCTCTACGGCAACAAGGGCTCCACCCACAAGCACTTCAACCACGCCCTTTTTGCGGCAACAATAAAAAAGAAGAACAACTGGATAATATCATATAACCCACATCCAGAGATTTTAGACCTTTACAGAAATCACGTAATAGAGTATAATCTTGAATGGAAGTACGGAATGAGCAAAGACAAGACATCGAAAGAGATACTAATCATCAACAGAAAGGGAAACTGATGAATAATAGCAAGGATAATATCCTATTTGACGACGAGATCAGAACGAAACTACTGGCGGGAGCGAACAAACTCGCCGACGCAGTAGCATCCACATTAGGACCACGAGGGCAGAACGTGATCCTCTATAAGCGTGGGGCACCGCCAGTCATCACGAAGGACGGAGTGAGCGTCGCCCGAGTTGTGGAGTTGGAAGATAACTACGAACAGGCTGCGGTGGAAGTGATCCGCCAAGCCGCCCTCCAAACCAACAACCATGCGGGAGACGGCACCACAACGAGCACAGTTCTCGCCCGAGCCATCATGGAGGAAGCCCACCGCCAAGTGGTCGCTGGTGCTGCTTCCATCGAACTCAAACGAGGGATCGACGCAGCCGTCGAGAAGATCGTGGAGAACCTCGGAGAGATGGCGACCCCAGTCTCCTCGGAGGAACAAATCGCCTCCATCGCCACGGTTTCCGCCAACGGCGACAAGTCCATTGGCACCCTCATCGCCACAGCGGTCGATGCGGCAGGCAAGGACGGAGCGATCACTATCGAGGAGAGTCGCTCTTTGGAGACCTCTCTTGATGTGGTCGAGGGCTACCAGTTCCTCGGCGGCTATGTGTCCTCGCAGTTCGTCAACGACCAACGCCGAGCCGCTGTAACTATGACCGATGCTCTCGTTTTGGTCACGGACGCCACCCTCTCAACCATCGACGAAATGCTCCCCTTATTGGAGGTCGCAGCCCGAGACGGACGCCCGCTGGTTATCGTCGCCGAGGAGATCGAAGGGCAACTCCTCGCCGCCCTTGTCATGAACGTGATGCGGGGACAAATGAAAATCGTAGCAATCAAGCCGAACCACTACGGAGAAGAGCGCAGAAACACCCTCAACGACATCGCTCTCACAACGGGAGCCACCTTCATCAGCAAGGACTCAGGTGTCCGCCTCAACAAGGTCACTCTTGACCACCTCGGCACATGCAAGTCAGTAGAAGCGTTCAAGGGTCGTACTACTCTCGCAGGGGGCGGAGGTGACCTCAGCGCCATCGAGGAGCGACTAACTATCCTTCGTGGCGAGGTCTCATCTACTGAGAGTCTACGAGACGCCGAGCGCATCCAGAATCGCATCACTCAGCTCGCATCAGGCATCGCCATCATCCGAGTCGGCGGAGCAACAGAGATCGAAGTAGAGGAGAAGCGCCATCGAGTAGAAGACGCTCTCGAAGCGGTCCGTTCAGCACAAGAAGAGGGAGTAGTACCGGGTGGAGGCGTCGCTCTCATCCGAGCAAGTGAGAATCTCGAACTCGAACTTGAGAATGCCGATCAACATCTCGGTGCCTCCATCGTCGCCAACGCATCATTTGCTCCAATAAAGCAGATTTTAGCCAACGCAAACATCTCAGCGGACCTCGTCATCAGCAACCTCATCGCCCAAGAAGACAAGGGTGTCGGCTTCAACGTCCGCTCAGGTCAATTTGAAGACCTTGTTAATGCGGGGGTTATTGATCCAGCCAAAGTCACAAAGCAAGCACTCATTAATGCTGCCTCTGCTGCTGGTACGCTTCTCACGACAAATTGCGCTGTTTTGAGGGCATCAACAACAGAGTAGAAACCTCCTCGTCAGCACTATTTAGTTGAGATGAGATAGTGCTGACGACCGAGGGGGGTTTATTTTGCCGAACGATAAAGAAGATCTGTTACGAGACATAAAGAAGATGTTGGCGCAGGTCAACGAGACCACCTCCAAGGCACCAGTGCTCAACGGAGGTTTTGATAGGCTGATGGAGAGGGTATCCGCTAACGGAGTCAAGATCTCAGAGGTCAACGGAAGTTTTGATAGGCTGATGGAGAGGGTATCCGCTAACGGAGCCAAGATTTCAGAGATCAAAACGGCTCTTTTTGATCCAGATAGGGGACTTTACGTGAGAGTGAGAGACATGGAATACAAACAAGAGCAACATGGTGAGCAAGTCACCGACTATCGTCAGGATTGCGACCACCGCAACGACGTTTATGCCCCAATACTTGCCGCCGACCCTGAGCGCCAAGCATGGCGAGCCACTACGACCCAACACACCCAAGAGAACCATGATGCGATAGAGGAATTGGGCGATCAGATCCAAGCCGAGGCAGCCTCTCGTTTAGAGAGGGACACAGCCACGACTACCGAGATGACCGAATTGCGCCACAAGATAGAGATCCTCGACGGCTACCGCTCCAACGCCAACCGCATCGTGTGGGCTCTTGTCATGTTAACCGTGATATCGTGGGCTAAAACAATTATGGAAATGATGTAATTTCCTCTTGACACCAGCCCTATCCGTGCTATTGTATTCTTGAGGGGAGGACAGACCTTCCCCAAGACGAAAGGTGCCTAAAATGTCCTACTCCCGCCACTTCCCTCGCCACACCCCCACCCCCAAGTTCGAAGTAGAGAACGGCGAAGCCCGCTTCGAGGCTCTCCTCTCCAAGCCTCTCACTGACCGTGATCGTGAGTTCATGTCCTCCCTCCGAGATCAGTTGACCACCAGGGGCACCCTCTCCAAAAAGCAGATTGATTGCCTTGTTTCCTCCGAGCAAAAGTATTCAGACGAAGCCATCGCCGCCCGTTCAGCCTGGATCGAACTCTACCGAGCATCTTATCGTGAGACCATGCTAATCTGCGCCAGGTACTATGTCACCACCCATTATTTCCGAGACCTCGCCTTGCGGGTCACCACCGACGAGGACTTTGTTCCCACCCGTCGCCAATATAATGCGATGTGCAAGAACAAGTACGCCGAGAAGGCCATCAAGGCGGCTACCGAAGAGCCCTTGTTCCCTGTCGGCTCCCTCTGCAAGGTCCGCAAGAACGGGGGCGCTGCTCGTCGCCACCACAACGAGCTAGCCCTCGTCGTCGCCACCCACCCCGAAGGGCTCTACCCCTCCACAACCGTCGTCGTAAATGGTGAAACCATCAAATACGATCAACGCCTCCTAAAACGCCACACCCGCAAACGCAAATAACGGGCAACAAAAAGAAGAATAACCCTTACCAATAACCAAAACCTCTGCTATAATAGTGGAGCAACAGGGGAATGAACCCCAGAAGGAGAGAGAATGAATGATAGTGTAATGGCCTCCATCCAGTTTGAGGCAGAACTGAGTCGCCTCCCAGACATCGTGAGGACCCTACTTGTCGAAGAGGGAAACCAACTCGTCAAGATCGTCCAGAACTTTAGTCCCAACATCGTGGAGCCTTTGACCGACAAGGAAGACGACCCCGTCGATGTTAGTTTAACCCTAGAGAACCTAGACGAACTACGCCAACTGTTAGCTAAAGTCGATAATCAAATGGCTCAATACCAGTCAATGCTCTTGGGTTATTACCAGAAGTCCAACGAGGCTCTGATGCCCCAAGGGCAGAGTGTTGCTGAACTCCAAGAGCAACTAGCCCAAGCCCAGCGGTTCAATGAGTTTGCTAATCGCATTCCTGCGGACAACCCAGCCGAGGCAAGTGGTGAAGACGGGTGACCTAGTCTACCTGCCTGCCGAAGTCACACTGGTCAAGTATGACAAAACGGGCAAGGTGGTGTCGAACTGGGTGAGCTTGCAAGAGCCTGCCTTTGTTCTCGTCACCTTGCCCATCGGCGTCTTGGGCGATCCCGATAGCCCATTCGTGGGGGTTCACTACCAAGGCTCATCATGGCTCACAAAGGTGGAGAATTGTCGGGAAGTGAGGGCACAAGAGATTGTTTCACAGACGTAACCCGACATGGCAGGAGTTACGGACATTCTACGCTTGCTATCCAGAGACGAAGGATGGAAGGAACCCTTATTATGAACCATTTACTATACGGAAGTTTAACCCAACCAGATCAGATGATGCAACGAGTGTCCGCATAGTTTTCTTGGATCGCCTCCTGCGGGACCACAGAGAGAGGGACTATCGTGCTCTTGTTAGGGATGGACGCCCTGTCCGATGCTACGACCTCCGCTATGAGGGGACTGGACTAGACAGACACAGACAGTTCAGTTTCACGCTTCGCGGGGGCAAGAAACGATTTGTGGTCAGTGAACACTATGCCCTATTGGTTTCATCACGAACTTATGTTCGCCCTGTATGGCCAAACAGAGCAAAACCGAACGATGGGATACTCCACAGAATGGGAACGGTGTTCGGTTTCCCACCAGCAATTCAAATGATGTATTACAACAGTCCATTAGCGGAGTATCTCACCTACAAGGAATTCAGCAACCACCTTGAGATGGAGCACCCCTTGTCTCCTGGTTCGTTGGTCGCCCCTCGACTCGGACTGTGGAGAAACCTATCTTCAATCTCCGACAAGAGACAGTCGATGGAATTCCCTTATGGGCTGATTTTGGGCAAAGAGAAGAGGAAATATAGTGAGTTGTATGGTCGAGAACTATTTATTGTAAGAATCTGTGACCAAGTTGTAAGAAACGTTCACCTAGCAGAAATGGAGTTAATCAAAGAACATGAAGACCTTTAACATTTACACGAGAGTTACTTGCCCCTATTCTCAGATGGCGATTAATTTGTTGAGAGAGCAGGGCGTCAGTTTCACCACGCGCTCATTAGATCATAGCCCGGAGATACTGCAAGAGATTCGTTCGCATCACAATCGTGATACGACACCAGTCATCTTTGACACCACGAACGGGCAAAACAAGCTCGTTGGAGGATACACAGACCTTCAGGAGTATCTCGCCAGCGGGAAGCAGTTGTTGAGAGGATGAGTTTTCTTTTACCATTGGCCACCTACAACGCCGGAGTCCGACAGGTTTCAACCAATCTAGATCATCTCCACTTTCTTCGCTCTGATTTCATGTCTTACGCCCCCAGCGATGTGGGGAGCCTCATTTGTTCCACTTATCTGTGTGTTGACGAGTATCTAAACTACCTAACCGACGATCTTGCCTCTTGTCCTGTGAGTACGGATGGCATTGGGATTACGAAGGAGCAGGGCACGATGTTGACGATGTTCCAGGATAAGATGAACGGTTTGATCTTGGAGTTACATAATAATGGGATTTCATTTACCGAGCACTGATGTCTAAAGATAGAGTCAAACAACTAGCGATCAAAGTGGGAGTTGCGACTCTCGGCGTAGCATCCTTGGCTCTCATAGCAGCGGTGATGCTATTAAAGCCAGAAACTACTCATGGCGACCTTGACAAAACAGATAAAGAGTAGTATAATAGACAAGAAGAGGCGGGACCAATCAGGATGGATTCGAAAGAGAGAAGGCAGATGATTTATGGGGTGTTCGACGCTGTGGGGTGTAATCCGACCATAGACATCATCAACAGCCACTTGCGCCAGCGAAACTACGAAGAGATCACCCCACAAGACTACGCCTTGTGGGCACAGTATTACTACCCCATCTCGAAGCGGCATTTGCCTGTTTATGAAGGGGTTATCAACAAGGGCGAACCTTTAGTATGGATCGCCCGCTATCTACGGGCACAAGCCCAGAAAGAGAGTTTGTCTTGAGCAAAAAGAAGAAGGATGAGACAGCATGGTTTTGCACCTTTTGCAAGCAGAACCGCCTACGCTTGGTCCAATCATCAGATAACTGGCCCATCGCTCGTTCAATCGGGAAATGGAAGGAAGACAACTTCTATGAAGGTTTTGGTGAAGGCATCGTCGGCATTCACGTCCGTCGGGAAACAAAGAAACAATTCACACATCTAAAAAAGCGCCTAGTCGAGAAATACGGATGTGAGATCCATCAAGAGGCAGAAACCGAAGGCACATTCACGATAAACGCTTGGTCTGCGATCCCAATAGCCAAGCACCTCAAGATCGCCAAGGGGCGAGCCCGAGTTGAGAACCCAGACTGGCTAAACGGAGAAGAGGCATGAGCAACACAGAGAACCAAGACCAGACGCTACGTTTGATTTATAACAAGATCAACCCACTTGTGTTGGACCGCCTTCGATTCCCTTCTTATTATGGGAACCTCTCTCAATCACAATCCGACCTGATCTGGGAGGTGTTTGAGATCACGGAGTCCCACTTGTCCGAAGATGTAGATCATTCGATTTTAGAGAAAGATGAGGTGTTGAGAGAGACAATAGAGGAACTAGAAGGCATCTCTGCTAATTTGCGCCGCCACGCCGACGACTTGGGCTATCTTATCACGTCCTCGTCGTAGTTTCCTCTTGGTCGGGGTCGATTCCGTAGATAGAGCAGAACCGTTTTTGAATAGCGGACCTCTCATCTTCGGTCTCGGCTTCCGCCCAGAGCCACCCGATAGTGTTCTTTTTGCCAGCAACGAACGCCCTCATCTCCTTGATCTGCTCTTCTAGGAACTTGTTGCGTTCGCGCTCCATCCCGACAGGCACATCAACACCTAACTCATCAGCGACATTCAGTAGTTCGCCGATGTTCCCAGATTGAAACGCCTCGGTGGCTCTGCGGAACTGGTCCAGATAGATCGGACCAACCTTGTCCGGGTGGCTTTTCTCAACGATTGCCCTGTATATCTTCCTGGCCCGCTTGTCCTTTGGTGCGCTATTTCTCGCTTGCGGTTCTTCTGCTTCGTTGGAGTTTTCGAACATCTCTTTAAACCAGTCAGGCATTTCCTCCCAGATGTCGTTTCCTTTTTCCGAGCATTCTGCAAGGAGGTTCCGTATCTTCTTTTTCTTGCGCCTTTTACCGACAGCCCCATTTCTACGCTTCTGCTTCCAGCGCATCCAATGTGGCATGTCCTCATCGAACTCCTCTTCATCTTCCCACTCATCATCCTCGTCCTCACCTTTGTCTTCTGGTGCTACATCAGGCTCAGCGGGGCCTGCTCGCCTCCCAAGTGCCTTCTCACAGAGTTGTTGATACCACTCGAACTTGCGTAGTTCCATCTCGCTCTCACGAGACGCCTCATCGATCTCTTCTTTCTCCACTTCGAGGTAGCGGTATTCAAGCCTCAGGCGTTTGTTTTTTAGTGCGGCTCTGCTCATGAAGTAAATAGCCTACTGCTTTTATCTTTCCTTTACAACCACGGGCTTTCGTGCTATAATCACAGAATAGAAGGAGAACACATGTTTGCATCACCGATCCTCTTAATGACACTTTTGTCTCCGATCGTCTGTCCTCGATGGTTAGGCGACGGAGCCACCCTCGCCCCCCAAGGCATCCACCTCACTAACAAACAGAGAAGAGCGAACAAACTACGATGCTACTGGGAGGTCGTAAAGCCCGCCGAAACGCTCTGTAAAACCCGTAACCCACCTCCTAAATGCGAAGAACGAACAGATAGATGGCTCACCACCAACTTCTCCACCCCCACTACTCTCAACTCTGCTTGTTATGAACTTCGGCAACGACAAGACGAGACAGCAACGACTATTATGATGACAACTTGGAAGGACGACTAAAATGCTAGACACAATTATGCTCCACGAGGTTTTTTCTGCGGGGGGCAAGATCATCGGCATCTTTCGCAACCTGGACAAGGCACACATTTTCGCCGACATAGAGCGCAAGGCGAGGACAGAGCAAGTAAACGCCAGAATTGAGACGGGCGAACTCATTACCGATGGCGAGGTCCGAGGCGAACTTACCTATGCCACCGTGGGCATCCAAGTGAGGACTCGCACGATCACCTTCGACGACCATCTTATCCCATGACTTCCCACCGAGGGTCAGCCCTGTTCCTTGTCTTGTTGGTAATCACACTCATCAGCGTCCCGATCTCGATGCTGTTCCTGTCCTCTTCAATCGAGACCATCATCGCAGGCAACACTCGCCGAGCATCCTTAGCCCACCAGGCTTCCCTATCAGGAATCGCCCATTTCCAGTCACTCAACCTCCATGCCCACGACCTTATAGATATGGCTAACGGGCAAGAAGAAATAGAAGTGATACCTTACACCCAGATGTTTAACTCAGAATATCGTGTGGTAGCCAAAAACATAGGTGAGGATGTATTTACTATTACGAGCGAAGGAAGAATGCTTGACGGCGGGAGAGTGATAGCAATCGCCCGAACATCGGCCAGGTTTAAAACCACATACAGAGAGGAATAGAAATGCTAAGAAATATCAAGCCAATTTTTATAGAGAACAGCAGGATCCCTGTGTGGCTCTCCTATTTTGCACCACTAAACATCGGAGCAATCACAATCGTGTTGCTTGTTATTTCCCGAGGCAAGATGACGGAGGAGACCAAGCGCCACGAGACCATCCATGTCCAGCAGACGCTTGAGATGCTTATCCTCCCGATGATCATCGCCTATATTGGCAGTTATCTGTGGAATATGTGGCGATTCCGTAACGACTGGAAGGGACAGACAAACCAGAGGGGCGGTGAGTATTCCTCACTAGGAAACAAAGCATACCACCAAATCATCTTCGAGAGGGAAGCATACGACAACGAGCACGACCCAGATTACCTACAAAACAGAAAACGCTACAATTACTTCTTCGGCAACAAATAAAAAAGGAAACAAACGAATGCATTTTGAAAAGAATATTGACCCCTCCATCCGCAAGCTAGAACTCAAAGCCCCGCCGATCATCGTGAGGGTAAACAAATTTGATGAGGATGCGGCGGAGAAGTTCAGCGCAGACATGCAAGTCGCCAGAAACTCAGGACAACCAGTCATTCCGATAGTTATTGACAGCTATGGCGGTCAGGTCTATTCGTTGATGTCGATGATCTCGGAGATCAAGCGCTGTGAGGTCCCCGTAGCCACCATCGTAGAATCAAAGGCGATGTCATGTGGTGCTGTCCTATTCACCTTCGGAACCCAGGGATATCGTTTTATGGCTGAAGACGCCACTGTGATGATCCATGATGTCAGTTCAGGGGGGCGAGGTAAGGTGGAGGAGGTCAAAGCATCTGCTGCCGAGTCTGAGCGTCTGGACCAGAAGATCTACAAGATGATGTCACAGAATTGCGGGAAGAAGGATGACTACTTTAAGAAGATCGTCCACAGGAAGGGACACGCAGACTGGTTCCTTGATTCGGACGAAAGCAAGAAGCATGGTGTATGCAACCACATCCGCATCCCAACGCTCCGAGTCTCTATTGAGGTGAAAGTCGAAGTGGAATGATGAGGAATAGTGTGTTTTGTTCGCTCCTCTTTGTCGCCGTTTGCAGCCAGCCCTTTGTGCCCTCACTTGACGCTGGTCCACCCGATACTAGCGGTCCGGAGTATCGAATCCTCCCGAGAGATAAAGAGGGCATGGAGTCCCTCTTGGAAGTTGAGACGATCCAGGTGAGTTTTAGTAGCAGTCCTCTGGATTCAGTCCAGTCAGAGAACTTCGCCGAGGTGCTAGAAGTTTCCCAAGCATACGGCGCAAATCCATTCGCCATGGTAGCCATAGCATTCAGAGAGTCTTCATTCAGGAAAACCGCTGTGTCCCCAACTGGCGACGTAGGTATTTTTCAGATCAACTATCGTTGGTGGGGCAAGGAACTCGGCTACAAGAACTACGAGGACTTTTTGAAGCACAATACCGCCATCAAGCGCAACACACGACATGCCATCGAGATCCTGCGTATTTTTTCCCGCCACCGAGCCTGTCTAGGCGAGAACCTCTATGCCTGCTACAACGGAGGCTACGGCTGGCGAAAGTCTCCCAAGCGCCGCCAGATAGAGTTTTATCGAGACAGAGTGGTCAAGACGATCAAGTCGATTGAGAGAGGATACCCTCAATGGGGCGCAAACCCAAAAAGCCACTAAGGAAGAAAAAGAAGAAGATGCCTTCGCCACCCCCAACCTACAAGGGGGCCAAGCATAATTTCTATTTACTCCCCAAGTCCGAACAGGTGAAGCGCTGGCTCAGCGCCCCAAAGGGTTGCATCCCAAAAGTGCTCGCCACCTACTATAAGGATGTTCAGAACGAGAAGAAGCGCTTCCATGACCCGGGACCACGCATAATAAAGTGGGTGAAGGTGCCTAAGTATGCCCCTTATGAGGAGTGGTCGGAAGAGGAGTTGGCGAAGGAGACCCCAGCAAACATAGAGCGCATAAAGCGGTGGGAGTCTCCTAGGGGTCCAGACAGAAAAGGGCGACCACCACTAGATCTCAGCAAACACCAGCGGTTCGGCCCGGCAAGGGTACGCCGCAAGCGCCACAGGTTAAAGTTATCACCCAGCGAGGTTGAGTGGATAAGGTGCCAAGCGGGCACAGGACTCTCCTATCAGGGTATTGCCGACGCCTTCAATGCCAAATATGACATTATGAGAGGGAGCAAAGGGGTAAGGATAACGAGGGAGACAGCATTCCAGATAATCACCTACAAGACGCATGTCCCCAAGTGGATGAAGGATCAGAAAAGGAGAGAGGAGGACGGCGCAGTGGACATCTATGATCTCATCAACTCAGAACTCACCGACGAGGAACTAGATGACCTAGGCACCGGGGATGTGATCTTTGACGACGACTAAGCGGCAACAAAAACAAAAAAGAGCATTTAGGTGAAAATAGACCCTTGACAGATAGCCCATTCTAGAGCATAATAGGATAGTAGAGAAAACAACAACCAGTCATTATGAAAGGAAATCAATATGACTATCGCAAACCAAGCCACCTTCACCAAAAAGAACGGGGAGTCCCGAGAGATGCTCTTCGTCCGTCTCGCCGACCTACCTGAAGTAGCCCTCGACGAACTTGTCGGTTCGGACTCACCACCTCGCAAGCTCCCCGAGGGCTCTGAGTTAGTGTTCGACCTTCAAGCTCACGACCTTCGTGTCTTCAACCACAGCACGCTTCAAGGCACCATCGAGCCCTATGAGATCACCATCGACGACTATTGGTCCGACGACGATGAGGGGGGACCACTTGACGACCTTGGCTGGTCCAGCGATGAAGTCCCCCTCTGTTAGATGTGGCGACTGCGACTAACTCTCGCTAACACCTTGATGTCCCTGGGGAAGTGGCTTACGGGCTACACTCCCCTCGGGCACTTGGTGTTCCACATGGGAATCAAGCAAGCCATCGCCGCAGGCGTCCAACGAAACCGCCTCATCGGGCAACAAAAGAAAGAGAAGTAGTAGATGACCTATGAGAAGACAATCGACCTCTACGGCGACGGCATAGGCAAAGTGACCTATATCCAACATTCAGGAAGCGATAAGATGGCTGTAAATGCCGCCAGAGTATCATTCGGACAAGACGACCTAAGCTCAGAACTCACAGAGAAAGATGTGAAACTCATCAACTATTTGGTGAAGCACAACCACTCGTCACCGATGGAGCACTCAAACATCACATTTATGATTGAGGTCCCTTTATTTGTGAGGAGCCAACATCACCGCCATCGTGTCTGGAAATTCAACGAGATCTCACGGCGTTACACAGAGGAGAACATTCAGTTCTACGAGCCTAAAGCGTTCCGCACCCAACACAAGGACAACAGACAGGCCAGCAACCCAGAGAACCTAATCAACCCCAACGCAACAGCGATCTGTCCTGGGTTCATCCAATCGAAGGTAGTAGCAGATGCTTCGTCGTTAGTCGCTCGCCACCACAAGATCAGCCTCGATCTATATCAAAGCCTAATGGAGCAAGGGGTTTGTCGTGAACAGGCCCGAGGGGTCCTACCTCAGAACCTAATGACTCGCTACTACGGCACTTGTGACATCAGCAACCTAATCAAGTTCATCACCCTCCGCACCCATGAGGGAGCCCAGTGGGAAATCCAGCAAGTAGCGGAAGCCATGCGAACCATCGCCACCGACCTGTTCCCAGCGACGATGAACGCCTATAACTCCGGCAATAAATAAAGAGATAAACAAGGCGCTAGAAACCAACAGATGTAGGGCTAATAATCAGGGAATAAATGGTAGTAAACAACCCTACGACACTACTTACTATGTCAACAGAACAGAAGGACCTAGAGATAACTAACTATGGCATATGACCCGACCGCAATTCCTGAGAAGCACCATAAACTTGCAATAGAGCAAGCTGTAAACTCTTCCAAATTGGAGTCTAAACAGCGTCTAATGCGACTTACGGCTTTAGCCTTCGCTGTTGGCTTTATTCTTGGCTTACTACTCTAACAATAGAACTGATGAGATACAACAGAAAGAAGGTGATCCTAAGGCTTGTGATCTCGTAGTCGTTTAGGGACAAGAGCGAGGAAGGCGGGTTTATCCCCGCCTTTTTCGTTGAGAGACAAAGCCACCCAGACAGACAACCACCAGAAAGGACAACTATATGTCAAACGTCGAGCACCCCAGTCACTACAACCATGGCATTGAGGCCATCAAGATCATCGAGAGTTGGGATCTAAACTTCCACATCGGCAATGTGATCAAATACGCCCTTCGAGCCCCTCACAAGGGCAATGAGATAGAAGACCTAGAAAAGGCGTTATTTTACCTCACTCGCCACCTAGGCAACATCCGCCAACAACAAACAACAAAGGAGAGTCAATAATGAGCAACAACAATGAAACCAACAACAACATCACCCCTCTAAACCAAGAGACCTTTGCGGAGTTCATAGCGGAGGGAATAACCCTAGTCAAATTCGGGGCAGAATGGTGCGGACCATGCAAGTTAGTGAGCCCTATTCTGGCGAGAATGAGCCTCAATGAATTATACAGCGAAGTTAGGTTTGGAGAGGTCGACACAAGTGAGAGCCCAGACCTAACAAACAGCTTAGGAATCCGAGGAATACCAACCATCTACGTATTCAACAACGGACAGATAACAGCACACACATCAGGCTTCAAAGACGAAGCAGCCCTATCAGCACTCCTTGACCTAAACACCGATTAACGGGCAACAAGAATAATAAATAAAACCAAAAACAGAAGAAGAAAGACAAATGTGAAGAAAGTTAGAGATAAATAAAGATGCACAGAGAGAGAAAGAACAATAGAGAGAAAAGAGAAGGAGAGGAAGATATTAGAGAGATAGGAGAAAGATATAGAGAGAAAGAAGAGAAAAAGAACCCAGAGAGAAAAGAAGAGAAGCAAGGGTTGGTAAGAAGGGTAAAGAAGAGAAAGAACCAAAAAAGAGTTCAGCATGAGAAGAAGAGAGAAAAGGAGAGAAGAGGAGAGAAAAGGGGAGAAGAAGAGAACGACAGCCATGAGAAGACACAGAAGAAGAATATTGAGGAACTAAGCTCACTATATCCCAATATATCCACTATGCCCCAATATATCCCAATATATCCACTATGCCCCAATATATCCCACTATACAACGGGTTGTGAGGGGATGCCCGCCAAAGGAACGAGGACCGCAGAGAAGGAATAAAGCTGCACAGAGGGGAACAGAGCCGCCATAAAAGGAGGTGGGAAAGTCGCCTGTGAAACCTAAGAAATTATGCCCAGGAATTTTAGAGCCCTAAGAAGCCACCGAAAGCCGCTAGAGGTTGTTGGCGAGCCACCAGAAGCTGCTGCTAGCGAGCCGCCAGAAGCCGCCAGCAAGTCACCAGAAGCCGCCAGAAGCTGCTAGAAGCCGCCAGAAGCTGCTAGCGAGCGGAGCGAGCGCCTATAAATTAGTAAATATACTGAACGCTTGTACAGGTCCCAAATACGCCATAAGTAGTGTTTTTGTCAACCCAAACGCCCCCTTTTTCTGACAATAACACCCTTTTCGCCCCTTGGACCACCCCATTCCCCAGGCAAGAATCGTGCCAAACCAGACACTTGTCCCCCCTCATCAAATAAACGGCATAAAAGATGAAATAAAGCTTGACAAAGAGAGGTGGCGTGGTATAACTAAGATGAGGAGAGGGGAAGACGCCCCTCAAGGAGACCCGTCATGAGCATCATCGTTTACTATAGCAACCCAAGCACCAACAGCCGGGCTAGGGTAGAAGCCACCGAAGCCACCCTAGACGAGGTCTGTAAAGCCCTCAGGGACGCTGGCAACTTTATTGAGCACATCGCCAAATAAAGCTTGACATCACGCTAGCCTGTGGTATTGTACAGGTGAGGGAGGGATAGCCCCTCCAAGACGACAAATGATTTGGGAGAATCACAAATGAGCATCGACTTCAAGAATTTCATCAGCATCGCCCCCAGCGTCTCAGCCGCCGGGTTGCCCGTTATGCTCCGTGGTCGCCATGGCGTCGGCAAGTCCCAAGTAGTCTACCAAATCGCCGAGGAAATGGGGCTTCCCATCATCGAGCGCCGTGCCAGCCAGATGACCGAGGGTGACCTTGTTGGGCTCCCCAGCGTCGACGCAGACCGCACCACCTTCAACCCTCCGGACTGGTTCAAGGTTGCCTGTGAGAAGCCTGTGGTCCTATTCCTTGATGAGGTTGATCGTGCTGTCCTTGAGGTCCGCCAAGGCATCTTTGAGCTAACCGACAGCCGCAAGCTCAACGGCAACCACCTCCACCCCGAAACCGTTGTATTTGCGGCGGTTAACGGCGGAGAGCATGGGGAGCAGTACCAGGTCAACGAGATGGATCCAGCCGAGTTGGACCGCTATTCCGTATGGGACATTGAGCCCACCGTTGAGGATTGGCTCACTTGGGGCAAGAGCAACGTTGACAGTCTCATTTGGGACTTCATCAACCAGAACCACAACCATTTGGAGCACAACGGCGACTACGAGCCCAACAAGGTCTACCCGTCCCGTCGGTCGTGGGATCGTCTCAACAGCGTGCTTGTGAAGTCCGACAATCTCACCCATGGTCCTGTAATGTTCCATTTAGCCACCTCATTTGTGGGCTTCGAGGCCGCAGTCTCCTTCAATGACTTTGCCAAGAACTATGACCGACAGGTCACCATCGAGCAGATGCTGGCGGGCGAAAGGGACGAGATCATCGAGGGTTTCAGCCTGAACGACTTTTGTGCCTTGATTGAGAAGATGGAGGCTGAGGGCACCTGTAAGCGAAAGTTGAACGAAGTCGAGATCAAGAACCTTGTGACCTTCTTCTGCCGTATGCCCTCCGAGGCTGCCATGAAGCTTTGGAGTGTAGTCTCCACAGCCGGTGTTCAAGACAACGTGCTCAACCTGCATTCAAATGGCGCGGGTGAGTACCTCGCCCACTGCCTCGCTGAGACTTTCGGGCCAAGGTCAACATAGTAGAGCCCATTTGGAAAAGCACACTTTTTACGAAAGCCAATTTCCCAAAAGCCTCCCCCACCCGAGCAAGTGGCTAAACTGCTCCCTTTTTGGGTCCCTTTTGGGGGGTAGGTCTAGAGTTGGAGCGCCTTTATGCACCCTCCATCGGGCACAAAGAAAACGAAGAAAACCTCCAAATAAAGCTTGACCTATACCAGAAGCATGGTATTGTACAGATGAGGGAGGGACAGACCCTCTCAGGAGAGATCACCATGACCACCAAATTCGACCTCAAGGACCGAATCGTCCAATTGTTGCACGAGGAGCCCTTCTTCGCTCACCTCAGCCGCAACATCAACAAGGTCGCTTCGGACGCCATTCCGACCGCAGGTGTCCGAGTGACCGAAGATGGTCGCTATGAGATGATCTACAATAACGAGTTCTTCGAGAGCCTGCCCAGGAAGCAACAACTGGGGGTCATCAAACACGAGCTATATCATCTTGTCTTCGAGCACTGCTCTGTCCGCAAGGTCGAAGGAGTCTCTCCTCGCCTTCAGAACATCGCTGCCGATTTAGCGATCAACAGCCACCTTGCAGGCCAACTGCCCGAGAACTGCTGTATGCCTGGCGTAGGTCCCTTTGCGGACTATCCATCAGGCGAGAGCTTTGAGTGGTATTTAGCGAAGATGATGGACGAGCAAGAAGAGCAAGAGGGCGAAGGTGAGGGCGAAGGTGAGGGCGAAGGCGGCGAAGGCTCCCCAAGCGACGATAGTGCCTCTGATAATGGCGAGCAAACCGATCAAATGAGCGGTGATCACTCCCAATGGTCCCAAGGACAATCAGGCGAAGCCCAAACAGCCGCCGAACAGATAGCGAAGCAACGCCTCAAAAAGGGCATCAAGAGAGCCGCCCAAGCCGCCGCAAGCGGCCGAATCGGAGGTGGTATTGTTGGGCCATGGGGAAGTATTTCCTCGGCAACACAAAAAGACATCCTCAAATCGTTAGAGACCCATGTAGACTGGAAGAAGATCCTGCGATACTTCATCAAGACCTCACAACGGGCGAACAAGAAGTCAAGCATAAAGACCATCAATCGTCGATACCCATATATTCAGCCAGGTCGCAGAGTGAAGCGTACTGCTAAGATCGCTATTGCTGTTGATCAAAGTGGGAGCGTAAGCGACCGGATGCTCTCAGCCTTCTTCGCTGAGATGAACAAGTTAGCCAAGTTAGCCACTTTTATTGTGATCCCATTCGACCATGAGGTCGATGAGAGCAAGATCTATGAGTGGAAGAAGGGCAAGAGCCACCCAACTGAGCGAGTGCTCCAAGGCGGCACCTGCTTCAACGCTCCAACCGAGTGGGCTAACAAGAACAGCGTCGACGGCTTGATCATCCTTACAGACCTCGCTGCCCCCAAGCCTATCCGATCCAAGAGCCAACGAATGTGGATGACGACCAAAGAGCATGCCTCTCGTCCCTACTTCACCACCCAAGAGCGAGTGATCGTCATTGACGTATAGATAGCCCGTCAACAAACTGACGCAGCCCTCCTATTTACCCTGTCCCCATCAGCCCTCAATTATCATCTAAGCCCCCCGTCAATAAACTGACACACCCATTATCGGGCAACAATAATAAGAACAAACATAGGAGAGAACATAATGTCATTCGAAGAAGGAGATCACATAGAAGAACTATTGGAGGTATTAGACCAAGTGAACACAAGCCTCCTACAAGTACAACAAGACAACCGCATCCTCATGCACCTATTAGCCACCCTAACTGGCTACACCCCACAATCAGCCACCATCGCACGAAACAACCCAGTAACCATCCCACAAGTGCGCATCATAGAAGATGAAGAGAACACCTCAGCAGACACCCCAGACCCAACAGACGCTGAACCACCCGCCTTCCTATAAGGTCACCATAGCCACCATAGCCACCACAGCCACCCATTATCCGGCAACAATAAAAAGAATAGAAAACAACTCACAGAAGAAGATGATAATACATACGGACTCAACTACCAATGGTTTAGAACTCACAAAGTATGCGAACTATGCAACACAAATAGAAATACAAAGAATACAAAGAATACAAGAAAACAAAGAAACACAAAGAAAACACTTGACAAAAGAACAGCAGAGTGGTAGAGGGAGGGGGGTCACTGGAGGCGGGTGGACGGAGAGTATGTCTCTAGTGGGGGGGTGGCACATCCTGTGCTTGATACGCTCGTTAGACGGGGAGCTATTTTTCCCAAATGTTGCCTCCCTCTAAAAATCACACCCAGTTTTTTTCTAGAATAATCACTAAATAACCCTTGACTAATCCCCAACCCATGGCATAATAAGATAGAAGGAGACACACTAATGTCCAAAGCCGCTCGTCGCCGTAACCGCAAAGCACGCAATCTCAACCGATCACGCTCAGCCACCTGTCTATCTCAATCACGCCAACTCCACCCAGGCTCCCTCGTGACCCGTATCGCCCAAGGAACCCTAACTCCCAACGCACGCCGCGACCCTCGTCTCCTCCTTGTCCTTTCGGTCGTCCGAGCCCCCAATTGCATCCCCCAGTACCTATGCCAATTTTGCGACACAGGCGACGAACGCTACTTTTTGCCCCACCAGATCTCACCTCACGACGAAGAACTACGATGATCCTAACCGCCCTATGCCTCGTGGTAATCGTTTGCATAAACCCCCGCGGGGGTGGTACATTCGCAAAAGATGACTATGCCAGCGATCACTGCACCTACCAAATCATCAAAGAGTCGTCCCCAGCCCCCGAGTCCCACAGCGAGGAATAACGTATGAACGAACTAATCACCCTAGTCGCCCTAGTCTATATCTTCTTCAAAGCCATCCCGTTCGTCATGTCCATCGTAGGCTCAGCGATCAAGACGCTCTTCATCCTAGCCACCACTTGCTTCTTTGCCTACGTCATCATCCTAACCCTATTGACCTCATAACCACAGGAGCCCCCAAGTGAGCATCATCCAAATCCTCACCCTAGTTGCTTTATCCTCAGCCCTAGTCACCCTAGCTCTCACTTGCGTCCATCTCCTAAACCATCCCACCAAGTCCCCGGAGCCCCAGATGTCCTCTAAGAAACACAAGTCCAAATACGGGCAAGAATAAAAACAACACAACAACACACCCTCTTAACGATGGAAAAGGGCTATGCTATGATGTATGAGATGATGATGAAAAATCATAAAAGACTCAATCACCTTGAAAAAGAACTTACTAAACTTGAACGCAACACTACCTTAGCAAAGGATAAGAAGGTATGAATATGTGGAATCCCACTACTCGTCGTGTAATGTATCGTCTCATGAGGCGTCATGGTATCCCCGAATATAAACACTGGAAAGGGGTGATGTATCCCTCACTGCCGGGTCTTGTTGGAAAAGATTTTGACAGGGCGCTTGGGAGGGTTGCTCGTGACCTCAATCTTTTGTGTAACAACTTTCTGACCCGAGGAAAATATTACAAAGAAACCTCGGTAAAGCAACAGATTGCCTTTACTTTGCAGCAGGGAATTCGAGCAAAAGGCTATCAGCATCGCTTTGGTGGTCGAGAAAGTTCCTGTTTTGGCAATCTTCAGGCGGCAATTGTTGAAGGTTTTATTACTTTTGAGGAAGTGCATAGCACAATGCATCCTTTTATTATTAGTGCTGCATCTAACATTGCTTTTTCTGAGCTTGAAAAGCAACTAAGTGAGAAATCTCCCGAAGAAAACGCCAGAGAGGCTCAACTTGCTTTGGATAGTGTCGAAGCCGGCACCCCACCTGTCTTGGAAGATGAAATGATTTTTACAGAACCTGCCAGCCGTCCTGATGCTTTGGCAGCATTTCTTGATGCGGTGCGACCCTACGTGTCTTGGCAGAAACGTCACAACCGGAACGGAGATGGTCACCGACTAGACGACCCTGCTTTCATTGCCCTGTGGCAATCCTCCTCAACCCCAGAGGAGGTAGAAATTAAGTATAATGCCCTGATTGATGACACTGTGCGCCAACTCAAAGGTTTTTCGGTCAAAAAAGGACATTTTCGTCCTTATACTTGGAAATATGTGCGACTAAAGGCGACTCGCATCGGGGGGCTGCGCTACATTCCATCTCCTGCCAAGATTGAAAAAATGAACAGATATCAGGAACTTATTTGTGGTGACATAATGAAGCGTGGAAACCTAGTTGGGGAAAAATGGCGTCAAGTTGAAGAGAAAATGGACTTGTGGAAAACGCTAGGGTTAAAAGAGTGAAAAAGATAATCCACGTCAACCAACACGTCATCAAGCGCAACACAACAACACGATCAAGGAGATCAAAATGACCACAGACACCCCAACACCCACCCTAGCCACCGAAGTCGCCGAGTTCCTATCGCGCCTATCGGCCATCGAGGGCGAACTAACCATCCTCAAAGATGACCGCAAATCCCTTATGGATGAGTTTTCATCTCGCCTCGATGTTAAGGCGCTCAAAGCCGCTCTGCGCATCCACAAGATCCGCATCCAGAACTACGACAACAACCATACGATTGATCAACTCTTAGAAGTCATCAACGGACAATAAAACAAACAGAAAAGGAAACCCCTCATGAGCAATACAAACAACACACCAAGCAACGAAGAGATCTCCAGCCGCCTTGCTGCCCTAGACGCCTCGGGTCCACCCCAGTGGCTCATGCGCCTTGCTGCCTTCACTCGCCCTTTGGACCCCTATATGTTCCCATTCTTTCTATTTTTGGTTATGGTCTTCTCTTGGTCTATGACTTCCCTGGCCCAGAAGCGCTTCCAGAGCGCCATCAATGACGCCGCCACAGCCGCCCTAGCCGCCCATCATCATAGCCTCCAAGCCACCACTTGCCCCGAGGTCCCAAATGCAGAACAATAACCTTTTTTTCATCAAAGTCTTTGTAATCACCTCACTCTTCTTTGTGGGCGTTTATTCCTACTACATCCATTCGCCCCCATAAGCCCTTAAGCCACCTACTTATTCCACTATGAAGAGCATATCGAGCTACATAGAGGAACGAGCCAGATCCCTCGCCGAAGACACCAAGCCACACCTCCGCGTACAAGTCGCTTACCAACTCCAAGTATACCCTCCAAGGCACATCCTAAATGGCCTCCAAGGCAACCTAGTCAACATCCATGTCCTAAACTGCGGAACCATCCTCACCTTAGTCCACCTAGACACCAAGTCCCCTTTAATTTCAGCCCTAGCCCACCAAGCCACCCATCTCCACCTATTCCGCCCAGAGGACCTGATACCCTTATGAACACCAAGCCCACCTTGAGTCCAGGCGACCTTGTTTACGACAAAACCACCAAGAGGGACGGGATCATCATTCGCATCCGCTCAGGCTGTCTCGTTCTTGTCTCTTATTTGGACAATCCCCATGAGGCTCGCTGGTGCTCCTTTTACGAAATAGCCCCCCATTATCCCGATGCCTCTTAAAGACAAGTTCGCTATTTTCTTCTTTTTGCTGTTGATGACGCTAGCCAACACCGCTCTTGCTCTTCATCGCATTTTCACCCAAGCCACCGAGGACGACGAAGATGACTTTTGACCTATCAGAGTACCTATTAGATTTTGCCTTCATAGTGGTCAACATCGCACTACTTATCTTAGAGACCACGGAGGTATTATGGCGATGATGGACCCCAACCTATCGAACCTAAAGGCGCGAATTCGCCTTTTAGAGATCGACTTACAGGCACTACAAGACCGCCAAAGGTCCTTTGTACGCCGTAGTTCCCTTATCGCCACCATCGCCCTAATAATCCTCCTATCTCTCTTTGGGAGCTGTAGCCACCAAGCCACTCAAGTCGCTCAATGCTCACCCAATTCGGGCAATGGACCTATCGCCACCTGTGGTGCTGGTCCCACTCAAGCCGCCGGAGCCGCCCAAGTCGGCAAAGACGTCGGCAAAGGCAACCAGCAGTACAAAGCGGAAGCGGTCAACTCTCTTGTCGAAGCACGCCTATTGCAGTTTAACCACCTATGTCTTGCCTTAGAGTCATACAAGGGGTTGGTACCCAAATCCACTGAAACGGGACTCATCCTCCACAAGGCACTTAAAGACTGCTATTGGATCTATGGCGGAGGCGCGGGGGTAAAATGAGACGCCCCGTAACAACCCAAAAGGAGATCGCCTTTGTGGAGACTCTGGTCCGAACCCTCCCCGATAGCACCCTCAACTACAAAAGTGCCCCTCGTCTCTTTGCGGATGCTTGTCGCAACCCCTCTTGTTCCCATGTGACCGTAGACAACTGAGAGACGCTTTTGTGAGAATTATGACTTTGGAAATAAAACGGCGTGGTCTTACGCCCTAACAGAAAGGAAACTAGAAGAAAATGCCTGAGATGAAAAACATTTGGCTAATTGATATTGATGGGACTGTTTGTGAGGACATCCCCAACGAAGAGGCTGAGCGATTTGAGACAGCCAAGCCACTAAAAGGCGCAAGAGAAAAAGTTGAGGCACTATGGGCTCAAGGGGACCGAGTGGTCTTCTTCACGGCAAGGACCTCGTATCATGCCGAGGTCACAGAGTATTGGCTCACCAAGCATGGCTTTGTCTATGAGTCTGTTGTCTACAACAAGCCCCGCATTGGCGATGGCTGGAAATACAACTGGATTGATAACAAGGAAGTGGAAGGGCACTTTGTGCCGGAGGGACTGAAATGAACGGACTAACCCTAGACGCCTTGGGCATCCTCCTACAAGACAGGAACTACGAGGCGGCACATGCCCTAGCAGAAGTCTTGACCGTGAATCACCCAAACGAACTTGTCCGCACCTTTATGGGAGAATTCACAGCCACAAGCGACAACCACCCACATGTACTAAACAACCTGTATCGCCTAGCCAAAGAAGTCCTCACAAAGGAGTCCGCCCATGCGCAACGAATTTGACAACCTCCACTACACCCCAACCACCCCACAGGCCGCCTCTATTGGGCGATGGGAGACGATCGTGATGGTTGTGGGAAACAGCATCATCATCGCTGTCTGCCTCTATGGAGCCATCGGTGGCTTCGTCTACTCCTAGCCCCACCCCAAAACTCTACTGCGTCTATGTGTTGAGTTGCGCCTCTAAAAGGACGGGTATGACCTCTACCCACATAGGCATAGCTATCGACCCCCGCAAACGCCTAAACGACCACAACAATGGGCGTATAAAGGCGACAAGGGGCAGAATAGCCACCCTTCTAGGACACACCCTCCCTATGCCCCACGGAGACGCTTTGCGCTTAGAGATGAAACTCAAAAAACTTGGTCGTCTAGAAAAAAGGAGTTGGATAGAGAAAAATAAAGCTTGACTCTCTGCGAGGGTGTGGTATTGTCTAGGTGAAGGAGGTGCTATGCGCATCAATACCAACGTCGCCCTTTCCATCACTCCCATTCAGAAAGTTGTCTAAAATGAGCATTTCACTTCTATCTTTATTTCTTGTTGCCGGTCCTTCGCTGGTCAATACACCTGAGGTGACTTGCCGACAACGAGCACAGGACTGGTGGAGGAAGACGATCCGCTAAACCCCGGCAACAAAAAGAAATAAACTCAAAATAAAGCTTGACCACCAACGAGAACGTGGTATAAACAAAATGAGGGAGGGATGGACCTTCCCCGCTCAGAAAAGGAGAAATTAAATGGATACGCAATATCACATCGATAAAATCCTAAATGCTACCGGCGTCAATGCAGCATTGGCATGGTATGCATTTTCAACCGAAGCAAACGGCGCAGAACCGGTAATTATTGAAGTTCACCGTGCTACCTCCGCACACCTTGCGCGTGAGTTGCAGGCTGCCAAGGAAACTAAACCGATCGTATTGTGGATTAGTGACGATGGAAGAACATAAATCCAAACTAACAAGGAGAAATTAAATGCTGACTTTCACTCGAAAGCTCGCCCTGGTCGAAGACACCCTCGATGACCTCATCGCACAAGGAAACCGAGAGGCAACGAACTTCTGGCGGACAACCCAAGAGGACTATGATATTCTCATGAGTTCTTCGCCCGACGAGAACGAGGAGTATGACCGAGCCCTTGAGCGCTTCGAGCATATCCACGTCGAAGCACGACAACTCGCCGACTGGTTTCAGTAGGAGGGCTTGTTGATGTTGAGCAAGCTCCAAGTAACCATCGGCGGAGGTAGTGGGCTCTTTATGTTCGTCCTCCCCACCCTTGCTCTCAAGAACACCCTCTAGAGAGGGATTTATTATGTTTAAGATTATCTTTTCTGATGCCGACGGAACCGTAGATTACAACATCGCTGGATATGCCAAAGAGTTGGCGTTCCCTCATGACCCGAACACCGAGGGATATTCCCAGCGGTGGGCGGCAGAGCAGGCGGCGAAGCACTCGGTCGGACTGATCAACGTGAGCCGACGGATGGACTATATCCCGTTTGATAGTGATGTGGTTGCCGAGGTCGTGGAAGTCGGGTGAACTGCGATAATGTTCGGCCCGGTGATCTCGTGTTCTACGAAGTGAGAACAGGCGACAACAAGAAGATCACAATTGTTGAGCGCCTCGGGCTCGTCATCGGCGAAGAAGACACTCGACCGCTTCTACGTATTCAACCCATAGAGGGAGGGCTGCCCCTCGTTGTCTACCTCGGATCAATCAAGAGAGTTGTCTCATCCGGCACAAAGAAAAACGAAGAAAAAGTTTGACCAATACCATATCCGTGGTATTGTATTCTTGAGGGAAGGACCCTCCAAGATTTTGGGAGAAATCAGATGTCTTATAGGCAAGAAATCCAATGTTCTTATTGCTTCACATATGGGCATAACCGGCGGTCCTGTGCGTGCCGGAAGAAAGCCGTCGCCGCAGCAGAGGCATCTCTCCTAAATCCCGAGAAAGAACTCGACTACAACGAGAGGCTCCTACTGACGGAACAAGCAAGGAGCGAAAGACAGGCGGCGGAACGTAAGTCCGTCTCTCGCAAGTGTTCCTATTGCAATGAAGTAGGACATAACCGACGGACCTGCAAGGCGAGGAAGCTTCGCCTCCCCGAACAATTGAAAGCAGCAAGTTACATTCATCGCTTTTGCGCTTCAATCTTTCGCGCCTCTGGGTGTGTCCCCGGTGCCCTGTTCCGAACAAATATCCGTCGTTATGATCGCGACTACGAGGCTCTCCCTGATCTGGTGGTCTTCGGCGTCCTCACCAAGATCCACTGGGCCCTCCTCGGCATGTTTGACCCAAACAAAAGGGCAATGCCTTCAGGTGAGGTTACAGCAGACCTGTTCGGACGCAAATCTTTCCTAGAAGTCAATTGGATGCTCCCCGACACCACCAACGATAATGATGGTGGCTTCCACTATAAGCCGTCAAATTCTATCGCCCTCCCTCGCAATATCCTCTACCCAGAGATAGGATTAGATGCGCGCAACAGCGTCCTCGTCGGACCAGTGGCCTCCAGCGACTCCTATGAGTTTTCGGATGAGTTCTATCAGGGCGCTGACTACGAGGGCTGTCCCAGAGACTTCGTTCTGAGGAATATACCAGGTTCTCAATCTGCTTTCTATGCTGATGCTGGTATTATCTTTGACGATGATCCCTGTCGGCGTGATGAGATCCTCTCTTTCGATGAGAGGGGTCATTGAGATCATGACTTTCGCTTCATCATCAATACTTACATCTATGGTATTTTATTTTCTTGTTGCCGGATCTATGGAGGGCTTATGATTTTATCACGCTTTGAGGGAATCTTCGATGAGTACATTACGTCAAAGAACGAACTGCGGATTGCTTGGTCTTTCCCTAACGGGTATGGTGCGAGTTTAGCCCACACCCTTGGGCGGAACGAACTGGCTGTGTTGCATGGCGGACGTGTATGCTATGATACGCCGGTGGTCTCTGACGTTGTTGTACATGTTACTCGGCAGGAGGTTGAAACCCTTCTCGAACTGATTCAACTACTCGAAGAGGGGACGAAATGACTTTGCCCGAAGTGGGAGACATCGTCCGATGGAACGGAACGACAGGTATAGGCATCATAACCAAACGGGGCGACTGCCTTGACGCCAAGACCTTCCAGGTGTTCTGGTTCGATAACAGCGACCTCGTAGATGGATATACCAAGGACGATTTATCGGCAACAAAAATAGAAATAGTAAATGAATAAACAAGAGCCTATTTATTGAGAACGAAAGGGAGTTATGAATCATATGAACCTGACAAGAGACGCAATCCGCATCCTCATCAAGGAGGAGTTGGAAAAAGTAGTAACAACGACAACAAAAGAAGACACCACGATTGAAGAAGTAGTCGTGATCCAAGGCGACGACTATGACGCCATCCACCAACTATCAACAGAAATGGTAGAGAAGTTCGGCGCAGAGAAAGCCGAGCGTGTTCTCACTATGGCTGCTGGAATTGCTCGCCAAGGTGGGCGAGTCTCCACGGGTGGCTACTGATATGAAGGTCACCAAGTCGCACCTCCGCAAAATCATCAGGGAAGAGATATCCGAACTCCCTCCCCCCAGTGGAGTCGCAGAAGAGTTCAAAGCGAGCCCTCGCCTCAACGACGCGCTCCATCTCGCTCTGGTTGAGTTTGCTGAGTCCACCCCTACGATGGAGCCTGCCCGTCGTGACCTAGTGGTCGAGACTGCCCTAGATTCCATCCGTCGGGGTTGGCACAACAGAATCAAGCCGTCCTGACTTGAACGACGATACCAAGTTCCAAATAACCTTCCTCGGAGGGTTCGCCGGCATCTGGCTCCTTGTCGGCGGCGCAACATATCTCATAGAAGAGATAATCGGGCAACTAAAATAAAATAGCAACCCTACCAGAAACCATCCGATAAAGAACATAGAACCCAATAACGGAGGAGTTTCAAAATGGTAATCAACTCACTAGGCACACGCTTCAACAGAGCCCTTGACCGAGCAGGTCTCCCTGATGTTGTCGGAGACATCGCAGGCGCTCAACTAGACCTCGCAACCTTCAACATCTCAGGTGCGGCCCAGAACTATCGTGATGCGGTTAGTGGTTTAGATACTTCTTTTATGTCGCCGAAGAAAGCGATAGAGAGAAGTCGCCAGGTGAGTGGTGATACCTATGCGAAGGGCACGGGCGGAACCTTGGCTTCGGCGTTCCAAAAGATGGACGGGGAGTTGATGGAACTCATGGGCGCTGTCGGCAAGAAGGTCGGCTCCCTTATGAGCCAGCAGAACAGCGGACAAGAGAATGTCGGCGACCTTGTTGGCCCCAATGCCCCCATTGAGGACAGAATCGCAGCGTTCCTTTTCAAGCAGATGAAAGAGAGCGACAAAGCCCTCGAAGCCCAGATGAAGAAATACGAAGCCCTCGGCAAGAACACCACCAAGAAGAAGTCAGGTGGTTTCTTCGGTTCAATCAAATCAGCATTCAAGAGCGTAGCGAGCACAGCCTTCTCTATCGGCGGTGGCGCTCTCGGTGGAATGGTCGGCGGTCCAATCGGCTCCAAACTCGGCTCCTCCTTTGGTGGCGGTCTCTTCGGTGGAATGTTCGGCAACAAAAAGAAATCATCAACAGGAAACAACGAACATAGCAAAAGCGTTATGAACTTCAAAATACAGATTTTGATGAATAAAAGAAAAGAACTCCACGATCTCGTGAGCAATATGTTAAAGACCATGCACTCGATGAGTATGGTCGCAATCAACAACATCCGATAGGAGAGAAACAAATGAGCATCAGCAGACTAAACAGCGGTGGAAGCATCCGACTAAACAACCAACCACAACACACACGACAGACCCCAAACAACAGCTTCGGGGCGCAGATACAACGAGGCGTAGCCAACGGAGCAGGGGCGATGTCTCACGCTGCAAATGTCGCTGCGCCGTTTGTGCCTGGTGGTACGGTGGTGGCTGCGACCCTCAACGGGTTCGCAGGACAATCAACGGGTCAAAGCCAGCAACAGATGCCCTCTGGAACTCCTGATGCTCTCACGGGAGAGAATAAGCCATCAGTACTGGAGCAAACCAAAGCGCTCCAAGAACAGGGTTACTCGCAGAATATGCAGTATCTTCAACTCCAAACCAAAATGCAAAATGAATCACGCCAATTCACGACGATTAGTAACATAATGAAGGTGCGGTACGAGACGCAAAAGTCCTCAATCAATAACATAAGATAAAGAATATAACTTGGAGCACTATCTCTAATGGACATCTCTCCCGCCGACCTCTTACAACAGATCGTTGCCCAGTCTGGGGGTGTTTCCCAAATCGGGCAACAGCAGGAAATAGGGAAACAGTCGTTCAAGGAAATACTCGCAGAAAAAGCGAGCAAAACCAACGAGATACAACAGACAGACAAAATAACTACGCTATTACAAGGGGTTATGAACGGGCAAGGGAAACTCAACAAGATCATCAAACTCGCAACCTCCGGCAAAGCGTTCAGCCCTACTGAACTCATAGCGATCCAAGCCGGCGTCTATAAATTCAGCCAGGAGCTTGAACTAACTTCCAAGGTGGTTGAGAAAGCCACAGACGGCATAAAGCAGACCCTTCAAACACAAGTATAGCGTTTTGTCTTGTCGGGTGCTATTTAGTTGTAGCGCTCACGCCTAAACTATTATCGGGGAACCAAAAATGAAAGTCACCAAAACAGAACTACGCAAGATTATTAGAGAAGAGATAATGAAAGAAGCCATTAGAGAAGAGATGGAGGCAGTAGCCACCAAGGTCGCTTCGGAAGAAACAGCCACCACAGAGACAGATCAAGTTGTGGCCGTTGATGAGGTTGTCCCCGCTAAATCCTAAACTCGTGTTGCATCGAGCGGAAGAGGGGGGCTTATGCTCTCCTTTTTTTGTGCGAGAAATAACTTGACGCCAGCCCTATCTGTGGTATAAACAGACACAAAGAAAAGGAGTCCACCATGTCCCAACAGCGCCAACTTCGCCCAGGCGACCTCGTTCGTTCCCGAGTCAGCAAATACTTCTCGGGTCTCGTCATCTCATCTCCCTATGTCCTCCCCGCCTGTGGTGATCGAAGCGAGACCGAGTGCGTCAAGGTCAGGTGGTCCTCTGGCTTCACCGACATGGACTATGTCACCAAGAACCTCGAACTTCTATCGGCAACAAAAAAGACGTAAATAAAGCTTGACGACCACCAGAAGTGTGGTATTGTTACTATGCGGGGAGATGACCCCAATAAGGAGAGACGATGAAAACTCAAGCAGCAATCAAGAAGATCAACACCCGAGCAAAGAAGGTCGGAGTTAAGGTCGATATTTTAGCACCCTCACCTAACGACAGCAGAAACGCCTACTATGCCGAATTCGAAGGCAGTGGTCAAACCATTTCGTTCCATGGCAGTCTCAACGGACGAGATGAGATCCACCTCATCAAGGTCACCCGCCACGGAGATGTGAGCGATCCTCATACGGACTACTTCGCAGGGTCTTTCGTGGAGAACATCACTCAGGCACTCAACTGGGTCGCCCCACTGCCGCCGAAATATCCCGCAGGCAGTCTTGTCCGCTTCAAAGACAACAAGCGGAACATCCGCTCGAATGTTAACGGCAAGCTTGCGCTGGTCACCAAGGCAAGACCTCTGCAAGTCGAATTTGTAGGTGAGTCCAAGCCAAATAAATATATCCTCACTTATAGCGAACGAGATGTGGAGATCGCAAAATGAGCATCATCAAGAACATCTTCCTCTATCCAATTTCTCACCCTTGTGCGGGGGAGTTACGAGCCACCACTGCCTGTGTGATGCTCGCAGGACTCTTCCTCCTCGGTTGCTATGTTGACGGCTATTACTGCGAAGTTCACGGCATCTGCGAATAACCGGCAACAAAAAGAATAAATAAACCCTTGACAATAGTTAGAATGGTGGTATTGTATATTTGAGGGGAACGGACCCCGAGGAGAAACAGAATGAGCAACAACCCTGAATTCGATTTCCATCTTGATCGTTTCCTCACTGAGACCCAGACC